TCAAGCGTCGGCGTTCCAGTCGTCATCAGCAGGTACGGCAGGAAGGCGTAAGCCTCACCTGTGTCCGCCCCCGCCGAGAACGTGAACGTCAAGCTGTCTCCGGCCGCGATGTAGTTCGTGATGGCCGTAATCAACGCACCGTCCACGTCCGCCACCAAGCCAGCAGTCGCCAGCGACACAGCCGACATCAGACCGTTGGCATCGCCACCATCGGCAGGCACCACTTCCCCGGTGCCTACGTCCAGCGTGATACCAGCGTCTATGGTGTGGACTTTCAGGTGTGGCCACGGCAGGAAGATCATCCCGGTAATGTCGTCGATTCCGGTGTCGACTTCCGTATTGTCACTTACCTGATCGTCGATGCTGATCGGAAGGATGAGCATCTGGCTGCGGTTGCCGCGATCCACGGCGATCTCGTTGACTTCATCCGCTCCGACGCTCCACAACTGCACGGAGAAACCCTCGCCGGTCAGGATGAACAAATCGACCGCAGTCAACGTGTTGGCCCCCCAGAACTCGCCGCCTCCCCTGGTAAGGGAAATCGGGTTGCTCAGGGCGGTACCGTCCTCGTTGTACAGCGTCGCCTTCGCCGGATCGCCTGCAGCGGTGACAATGCACGTGCCGCCAGCGCCCATGATGGCCGGGCCGGAGAACGCACCGATGGGACGGTCAACCAGTTGGAATTTGTAGTGCAACATGATTGTGTCCTCCCTTTAGCTTGCCGCAGCCGCAGTCTTGACCGACACGATCGAATAGTCTTCGACCGCATTGGCGTCGTGCTTCGACTTGTACTGAGGCTTGAGCATGCCGATGATGCGTGAAATGCCGATGGCCGGCCGATTGTGGTAGTCGGTGTTGTCCGACTCGTCCATCCCCGGAGTCCCGTCGTCGAGGCTTGCGAACCCCAACGCCTGCGCGCCCATCAGCATGGCTTGCGCGCCGTGCACCGTTCCCGTTGCTCCCCACCGGCTTCCTGAATCCAAGCCAAGGGTGTTGTAGACCTTCTGATGGTCGTAGAGAACGACCTCGTTGATGATCTTCTTGGCATTGGCGAACAGCGGGTTGTTCATGCCGCGCGGCATTGCGGTGGCCTGCAGCGTCTTGTAGTCCGCTGTCTTTTCCAGGTCTCTGCATTGCTCGGTTGACAGAACCAAAATGTAAAACGACTTCCCGCCTTGGCGAACCGGACGAATCCGCTTGCGCTTGGCGAACGCCTTGGCCTGGGTAACAACGTCCCAGCTCATGGTGTCGGATGTCGTGAACGTCGCCTCCGATGTCGCCGCTCCGGCATACATCAGCCGGTTCGTCGACGCAGCTACAACGTCTGCGGCGAAGCTGAGCGACGGAATCTGACTGGTGGCGCGCGTGGAGCCGTCGGTGTTGACGGTGAACGCACGGCCAGACGCCATCAAGAACATAAGCTCGTCGATCAGATCTCCAATCCAGAAGGAAAGCGCGTCTTTCGCCTGCACCCGGAACCGCAGCACGGTCGCTTGCTCACTCATACGTCCTTTTGACCGTACCCCGTGGCGAAGCTGATCGATGCGTATGGTTTGGGCGTCGGTGATCAGTGTCGCCTCGTTTCCTTCCAGTTGGTTGTCGCCGACGATACCTCCCGAGATATCGCCGACCAGCGGGATAACTGCTTGGGTCCCGCGTTCGGTTTTGGTCAGTTCAGTGACCTTGTGAATGGGCCTTGAGGCATCATCGGTGCTGCCACCCATGAAACCGTTGGACATGAAGAAGTTGTCGTCTCTGCCTTGCTTCCTTACGGCAAGGCTCCACGCTTTCCTCTGCAAGTCCGTCAAAGCGCCGAAGTCTGTAAGCATGTCGTTCTCCGGTTACCTGGAGACCCTTATTGCGTTAGTCCCCAAGAGCTTGTTGACGTAATTCGGGTTTGCTTCCATCCAGCGCATGGCTTCGTCTTCGTTGCCACTCAGCGCGGCGTTTGCTGCCGCTTCGCTGATCTCGCCGGCTTGCGCCCCCGAGCCTAAATTCCCGATATCAGGTGGCATGTCCGATTGCAACCTGAGCTTGGCCTCGCGTTGTTCCGCGGTAGGCTGCGGCTTCTGTGGTTGCTGTGCCGCGGGCGGTTGTGCGCCCCCGGTCGGCTGCCCTGATCCGGCAGTGTTCGCACCTCCGGGCGTGCCCGCCGCACGCAGTTTCGCGCGCTCCGGGTCAAATTTCCGCTCGGCCAAAATGGCAATTTGCTGGCGCAGATACTTGGTGCCGTTAGGCCCCGGCTGAATTTCTCGGCCGTCGAGGTATGCCTGATCGTAGACCATACGGGTGATGGCATCGATTTGCCCTTCGCTCAGCTTGTAGAGGACCGGAAAGTCCTTCGCCAACTGCTCGGCGTGCTCGTCGAGTCCCATCCCGGTCGCCGTCGCGGTTTCCGCGAAGCGCTCGGCTGTCTCCCTGGCGATGGCTGCTTGGCGGGTATCCTGGATCTGCCTGGCTTTCGCCTGCAGTGCCAATTCCTGCCGTTTCCACTCACCAGCGAGAAGATCCCCGCTCTCGAACTTGTCGGCAAGAGCCACGATTTCAGCGTCGATGGTTGCCAGTTCCTCTTCCGGTGTCTGCTTGGCTGGTGTTTCTTTTCCAGCCTCGCCTTCGCCGGTCGGTTTCTGTGCCGCCATGGCCTGGAATGCCTGCGCCTGACCTTGCGCGAGGAGTTTGGCTTCCCGTTCCTCTGCAAGTGACTTGCGCAACGCGATAATCGCTGCGGTCTGCGCGTTCTGGCTCGCCGCTTTCGCTCCTGTCTCCGCTGGCGTCGGCTGCTCGGTCGCTGGTTTATCCGCCGGCTTGCCATGTGACGGCTGTGCTGCCGCCGCCGCTGGTTCTGCCTGCGGTTCACCAACCCCCTGCTCTGCCTTCGCCTTGGTTTCCTTCTCGGCCTTGAGTTCTGCCTCTATGCGCTCGAGTTCGGCATCCTCATCGGCAAACGCGTTGTACAGCGGCTGATCTTCCGGTGTCCCGGCTGTCGTCCCCTGTTCGAGTTCGTCCGGTTTTGGCGCCTGCTCTGCGGTGCCACTTTGTGCTGTTGCTGCCGTCATACCCTCATCCTTTTTCTGGTTGGAGAACCGACACGCCCGTAGTTCCACCCCGGCGACGGGTCGAGACGGATTATGGTGCTGTCTCGCGCACCGCAGGACCGATTGCCGCCGTCCACGCGGTCAAACAAATTTTGTTGTCGAGCGTCTGCCATCTAGTCGCGCTCGATCTCGATAATCAGGTGGCCGCGCGGCGATCCGCCGGCTCCACCACCGGTTACCGTGAATTTCAGGTAATTGCCGTGGACCAGGCGCGGACATGACTCCGGTACGGCCGAATCCACGTCCCCAGCAGCCGAGCTAGCAGTAGCGATGGTGAGAACGCCACCGACAATCGTTCCAGCGTCTGTGGTCGGTGTGATGGTGACATCGGCAGTCGCCACCGCGCCATCGATCACTGAGCGCAATTGGCGGTAGTAGCCAACGCACGGCACAGGCACGCAATACGCCGCCTCTGCCGACAGGTCTGCAATGTCCAAGCTGATGCGAACGGTACGCTCTTCGCTACCTACGCTTGCTGACTGGGTTTGTCCCGGCATGGTCGTGCTCCTCTTATATTCCTATAGCTGGCGCCTCGGTGAAGTGCTCAGGCGACACCTGCTCACCCTGAGCGACAGCCTTTCGCTGCGCCTTAGAATACTCCATGTGTTTTTGCCACTCCACCCAACGCAAATGCGCGGTCGCGCAGATGTGCTCGAAATCGGTTGGCAACCAGTTGCGGATGACCACGTATGGCTTGTCGCACTCGATCGGTATTTCAATATCCCCATCACCTGATTTCCACAGCATGTAGAACTCGCGCCCTCCACGTACCCAACCGCACAGCCAAGCGCCGCCAAAGTTGACGTGCTTGTTCAGGTGTTTACACACCCTCATGGCCATGTCGATCCTGAATTGCGCTGGTCGATAGGTGTCCCCATCCGAAGAGCAGTAAATCCATTTGCCGTCCGCCGTGTGCGCCCCGATCCAAAACGCCAATCCAGGGCTTTCGTTGATTTCCATCCAGCCGCGCACGCGCGCCCGTAGCCACGCCTCGGGTACGTCGTGTCCTCCAGCAGAGAGTTTTTCGGCGACGATAATCCCAGCCGGCTGATCCGTACCCGTGAAAGCCTTGTCGTCGTACTGTCCCGCTCTTGCGTCTGTCATCGTCGATTCACCCTTTCAGGTCGTCGCTCCCCTCAACATAATGCAGCCCGAGGCGTTGAATCTCCTTCATGCACTCGCCCTTGGTACGTGCCTCAAATAACTGAAATTTCGTTTCCGTGTAGCCCGAGGTCTCGTCCAGAAACAGCACGTCTTTGCCGTCATGGACCAGGCGCCAGCTTAGCGGTTTCGCAGAGCGTGCCATTATTGCTGTCCTCCTCAATTCGTCGTCACGGTCCAGCCGCGCGAGACCAGCGTGGCTTTATCCGTGAGCCCGGCCGCGCTTGGCGTTGCGTTTCCAGTCCCACCAATATTGAGGATTCGCGTTCCGGTTATTTTATTTGCAGCAACGAAATCCGCGAGGATTGCATCAACCGCTGCCTCAGTCAGCAGATTGTTGGCCGCATAGAACTCGCCAAGTGTGATCGACACACCACCACCTGCATAGCCGGTGATCTGGTTGGTGCTCACGTTAAAAGTTGCCAGTGCAGTGTTAGCACTCAAGCTCGGGATCGAGCCGGTGAGTTGATTTGAGTATGCAGAGAAGCTAGTTAAAAAACTCCCGAGGTCACTTAGCCTTACTGCATTAATCGGGTTCGGCAACGATCCAGGCAAAAACGTCGTCGTATTCATGCTCGATGCTCCGTTACTCGCCGTCCACGTGTAGTCCGGGGCGCCGCCAGAGACTGCGATGGAGAAATTCAGCGGCGTGTAGGGACCAGCGACGCTGAACGTCAAACCGTCGTTATGAGCCGGACTGAACGGCAGCGTTAACAATGCGATCTGATCCGGTGTCGCTTTGTCCGGCGCCGCTGGTATCGGCGACCACGACAACGACAGCAGGACAACGAGCAGGAACGAGCAGAGGCGTCGGAACATGATCGTTAGGCCGTACAGGTGAAGTTTTGAGCGTCCACAGTGCCGTACCACGTCGTTCCGCCATCATAGGTGAACCACGTATATTTGTCGCACTGTCCGTCGGTGCTGGTTGGTGTCGGAGCCACACCGACATTGTTGATCCACGTCGCCCCGGACATCCATGAGATCGTGCGTGCCGTGCCGTCAGCTCGGTAGATCAGAATGAACGAGCTTACCGTTCCTGTCGCAGCCGGATTGCTCACCGTAGTCGTGGTCACATTCGCGTCTAATGAGACAACGAAAAAATTGCTCAGCGACAGATCGAGGGTAATCACACCAGTATCGATCGCCGGCGCCGTCTTGGCCAGGTCAGCGCGGATCGCGGTCAGGCTCTTGTTTGTGAGCGCTTCGGCGCCTGCTAGGGTACTCAGCGTGCCGGTCGTCGGGAGTGTGACCCCGGTGGCCGCAGTCGTCGTGACCGTGAGCGCGTGATTGCCGCTGCGCGTCAACGTCGCCGCGGCGTTGTTTGCGACCCCAGTCCCACCGTAGGCTGGAGCGACTACATCGGCATTCCATGTCCCTGTCGTCACTGTTCCGAGAGTATCGATCGTCGTCGATCCAGTGCTCGGCATGAGCGGCGGTTTCGTGTAGATATTCACCTGACCAAAGGCGAGCATACTTACTGCCGCCAGCGCTGCAAGCATCCATAGCGTGAGTTTCTTCATGCCGCACTCCTACTTGTAAAATGCGCCGGTCACCACACAAGTCGTTGGTGCGATGACCGATATGCTGGTTACATCCCTGAGTCCCCACCCACTGGGGTTGAGCATGGCTGCCGTGCCGTCCGTGGTGTCCCCTGGAACGGTCGCTGTCGCATCGACTCTTGCGTAGAAATTGCACGTTGAACTGAAGACGACGCGCGTCGCCCCCGACGGTATCGTGAAGGATTCCGCAACATTGGCCGCCAGAGATAGCGCGTTGACAAAGGTTGGCGCCTCGGCGAGAAACGAACTGTACTGTCCGCCGGACTCCGAGAATACGTGGAGCGCATTGGCCGCAGCCCTGCCGTGGGTCGGAGCGATCAAGAAAAGCGCCATGCCGAGCAGCAGCGATACACCGATATTTATGACTCTCATGTCTGTCTCCTCATGTGCTGACGGGCACCCGTTCCC